ACGTATACGATATACACACCCTCAAATTAACATATGCAAAGTGCCGATAATCTATATTATGTTGCGTTCATTAGGTGTTATGTGTGTGCAATATGCCTAGATAATAAGGTTTTATAAGGTTTTACGATAATATACAGCTAAATTATCCCCATATAAAATTTTATGATATATAGGGGGTATCTTTTAAGCTGTTATGAAACGACATTAACAATTTACTAATAAGATTTAATAACAATCCTCTAACAATATCCAGTAACTAATCAAATAAGAATAATTTAATTAATATTTGTAATATAAATTTTACAAGCATATAATCTATACATATGGTTAATTACATAAAGGGGTAATAATGAAAAGATATGAATATGCTTTTATTACAAAAGATAGTAATGAAATAATAACAGTTAAAGGTAAAGGTATTAAACAAGCTATAAAAAAATTTAATGCTCCATTTTTAACAGTTGTATATATTAACAAAAGAGGTAAAAAAATAATTAAAGAGGGGGTGAAATAAATGGATAAAGAAAAAAAAGAATTACAGGAATTGTTACAAGCAATAAAAGTAATTAAAAATTATTTAAATGATGATGATTTTGCTACAACTGAAAACAGGTTGTTAGCTGAATTCCATACAATACATTTAAACGAATACCGACATAATTTAAAAATGTTAGTAACACTAAACAGAAAGGAAAATGATTAAATTGGTTAAAACAATAAAAAAAGAAGTTGAAAATAATAAGATAAGATTATTTAATTATCTTTATAACACCAATTTTATGGAAATAGAAGAAGGGTTTAATGATAAAACATTAACAGAACATATAAAAGAAACTAACTGGAAAGAACCAGAAACAAAACCAATAATTTATGGTGATGTTAAAAGCGTTTCAAGTTCTGGTATGTCTAGAAAAATAGCTTTTTATATAGCTAAAGATAACAAAATAATTAATATAACTTATCTTGTTTCTATGATCTTAGATGAAAAAGAACCAACTACAAATAAATATAATAACTGGGTTATTAATGTTCGTGGTGTTGGTATGGATATGGTGTTTCACTGTATCTATTCACTAGGTAATGCTTTATTTAGAGGATTAGAAAAAGACATAAATATTAGTGGAAAAATGATACAAAGAGGTTATTTATAAGCAACTAACAAGCACTTCTTAGAGGGTGCTTGTAGGGTGTTTATAAGCACTAGAAAGGGGTTAATCAAATGAATAATATGAAAAATTTATGTAATCAATGCAAAAAAGAACTAAATGCTGAGGATTATTTTTTAAGCGTTCATAACGTATGTAAAAAATGCACGATTAAAAATTATTCAGGATTTGTAAAAAGGGGGTTGTAAGGTGTTTATAAACACTAGAAAGAGGTTAATTAAATGATTGATACAGTTACTTTAAATCCTACGCAATACTTAATATTAGTAATAGGTTGCTATTTTGTAGGTTGGTTAAGCTATTGGTTATCCGATACTGTAAAACAATACTTAAACAAAAAATATTTTATTAAAGGGGGTAAATAATGCACGAATGTAAATATGAACAGATTAATTTTAATAATGGTGTAACTAAATATTATTGTAAAGGTTGCAAAAAAGGATTTTTTGTAGACAATAATTGCAAAAAAAGATTTAAAAGATTTTTTGTAAGCAATAATTATAGCTAACCAACAGCAAAGATTAAACCAGTTGATCTATCCCCTTTAAGATCAACTGGTTTTTTCTATTGTGTAGGCAACTATATTGTAGGTAAATAACTTGCATAATGTAAAACAAGTATTACAATGTAGGTAAGATAAACAGGAAGGTATATCAATGAATAATATAATTATAGATTATGTAGATTGTGATAATTGCGAAGAAACAGGGGCAATAACTAACAAGCTATATAGTAAATTTAAAAATAAATTACAAGAAATTAAGTGTTGGAATTGTGATATTCCTTACAACAATATTGATGAAGATTACACACATAAATTCTTTAAAGAAAGTGTAGGTTAATCAATGAGTAATCAAATGACTCTAAATGAAATTGAAAGAATATATGGTGATCTTTTCTTTAGTTTATATAGAGGTAATTGTAAGAATCATAAAAGTATCGGTGAGTGTAATTCTGTAAAATACTATAACGCTAATGGTAAAAAATGTGAAACACTTTACGAGGTAAGAGGTAAGAGCGAGGTTATTAGAGAAAATTTTAATAAATTAGAGTTTTACAGGAATAAAGAAAGTGTAGGCTAACCTTTACAGTTATTGTAAAGTTAGTTATACTAAGATTATGGTATTAAAACAGAAGATTGAGTTACCACTAGATTGTAGGTATATATTTGTTGATTACAACAAATCTCTTAGACCTTTTCGTAGCACAAAAGAAGTGTTGCATTTTATAGAGGGCAATAGATTAGAAATTGTAGATCAACAAACATTTAACGAAAGTTATGTAGTGGTAGTTAAAAAAGCTGATAGTTTTTTATAAGCTATAAGCAGAAAGAAATAGGGAAGATATGAGTATAAGTAAAGAGGGTGCGTTAAATGACTTTTGGAATATAAAGCCACAAGTTTCAGTAAAAGTAGAGGGTAATACTGCTTACTTTACTGCTGAACTTAATTACGCAGAAGAAGAAGAATAGGGAAGATATGACAGTATATAAATTAGTTGTAGTTATTGAAGAAGATAATTTAGAAAAAGCTGAAGATCACATACTTAGTTTAAGTGGTAGTGATTTGTTAGAACATTTACAAGAAGAAGAATAGAAAGAATAGGAAGGTAAACAATGGAGGATAATATAGAGTGTTGTTCAGAAAGCACACCTAATCCACCATACATAAAAGCAATAGACTGTGATTGTGAGGAGGAATAATGGAAGATAATATTAACGATCTCTTAACACAAGCAAGAGATAACATAAGCGACAATGTAGGTAAGCAACAAGAAGAACAATACATACAAGTATTAAACGATAGTCTTGTTGAGTTAGTTAATTTAAAAACAACAACAGATGACTACATAATGATAAGAAATACTGCAATACAAAGACTATATAGCGAGTGTGGATATTCAGCTATACAGTTGGGGGATATTGTAGGCATAAGTAG